TCATTTCGATATGTTATTTTCGGTTTTCCGCCACAAAAACTCATTATTTCAATTTCTTTGGTTGATGTAATATTATCATTTATATATATCCACATTGAAACTCCGTAATTATTATTTCTGTATACAATTGTAGGTTTATTATAACTATTTGTAATTGATAATATTTTATTTGTAATATTATTTGGACTTAACTTATTCTGTAAAGTGATTTGAGTATTTAAATATACTGGTTTCATAAGTATTTCATTTGTAGAGGGTTTAAATATTAAGTTAAATAATTTTGGTAAATATATGTATAATAAAATAAGTAATAATTCAAAAATAAATAGAATAAAAACTATATTTGGAGTTATATTATACTGTTCTAGTAAATATTTTATTAAATCGTTAAATAAACAAGGTATATAAAATACAAATTGTATAAAATGTCCTAAATTGCCGGTTTGTTTATTTAAATATTCAAAAAAAACATTGTAAAATATAACAAATCCGAATAATATTATTAATATAAATATAAACCCTACCAAATAACTAAACAATAATAGATTAGTTGAACTCATTTTAGTATAAAAATAAATGGTTCCTATGAATATTAATAATACTACCAGAGTAAAAAAATAGAATATGTTTGTTTTTGACCCTTCTAATCGATAGACGTAGATAAAAATGAGTAAATATAAAATAGGTAATAATATTATAAATAAATACATAAACCCCCGTGTAGTTAAACCACTCGGGTCATTTGATAAATATACAATTAATATAAATATGATTAGTGTAGCAATATAAAAATATACATAGTTTTTACAATTCTTATTAATTTCATTTAATATATTATTTAATAAATTAGGTTCTGACATAAATATTATATAAAAAGCATTTATTTAATATTCAAAATAAAATAAAATGAATTATTTAATTTCATAAATATTATAAGTTCTCTATGGCGGTTTTTTCTCCGTGACAATCTCTACACAATGCTATTAAATTATCTATATGATTACTTCCTCCAATTTCTAGACGTATTTTATGGTCGACTTCAAACCAAGCAGGCAATTGTTTATCGCAATTTCCACATTTCCAATTTTGTTTAGCAGCTACAAACTTTTTTTTTGTTTCACTAACAGACCGTTTGGTTGATTTTTTTCCCGAGTTCATAATTCTTTGTTCTGATGCGAACGTTTGCCGGCTTCCATCTATTCCACCTCCATTCGGCATTGATAATAATGTATGATTATAATTATCATTATTTGAAAACGTATTTTTAGTAGTAAAGTTTAAAATGGGTGAAATCATATCTGCTGTATTCCTGTCTACTGGTAAATATTTTAAATACTCATTTGAAGACATTATGATGTTTTTGGCGTTTTGAGGATTTTTTTTAATTAACCAATATAGAAACAATGCTCCAAGTGCGATTCCCGCCATTTGATAATACTTTTTCCAAGATAATACTAATTTTAAATATTTACCATCTGAATAAATATTCGCAATTAAAAATGTGGCAATTATAAATATAATAATTTCAAAACGCATATATTTATAATATATATTTATAAATATATCTATATAATAATTATTATAATGAGATGGGTGTAATAATATAGTTTAGTATATAAAAAATATGAATAATACACACGCAAAAATATAAATCATTAAAATAATCTGTTTATCCAATTTCATTTTTTCAAGTAATTGTATTTGTTTTGGTTTATAATTATTTTTGTAATTCTCTAAAGCCGAACTATACGATAATTCGGGTTTATTTAAAGAAATATTTATTTTATTATGAATAAAACAAACCCATCTAACAAATGATTCACGAGAATCTAAATAAGGAGAAACTGGATATTTATCTAAATAACTACTAAACTTATTTCCTATTTCGGGGGTTGGTATAAATAAAGGCATATTCTGGATTAAATCGTAATATTTACGTTTGCTTGCTGGAGTAGGATTATTCGGATATGTTTGGGCGATTGTATGTAGAAAAAACCAATAATGTGGTCCCCAAACCGTTGGATTATAGTATTGCTGATATTTTTCCATATAGACATTTACTATTTTTAATTGTATGGTTAAACATAATTACATTGACCAAAATAAAAATGCAACAAAAATATAATTATTAGTTATATTTTTATAATTATCTTTCAAGTAATTTGTTAAATGTTATTTTATAATATAAAATACATAATCAAATATACCATCACCCCGTATCACCATAAATACCATCATATTTTATAATTATATCTAAAATTATACTATTTTGGTTAATTCGTTTAAATAAAGTTTAGCTATATGGACGTTATTCAGTTTATCCATTACAAATAAAGTTGCTATATTTTTATTATTTGTTTGATCTCGACAATATAATTTATTAATAACTGATTTACCATCTTCTTGTTCCATTTCATTGCGCGATTTATATTCAATTAGTTTTTCGACATGTTTAGAAAGGAGTTGGTTCTTTTTAGAAAGCGTTTTAATATGGGTTGGTAGTGTATTCTCTAAGAAGTATAATCTGTTTAGAATCTCAAACGTATAAATAATAATAATGATTGACGCGATAAATGTAGCACTACACAATATAGCAATCGCAATAGTTATTTGAAATGAATCCATATTAATCGTTAAATGTGTATTAAGTATTATATGTTATATTAGTAAGTTTATTCATTTATTTCACTTCAATTTTATATTTATTTTTCGTAAAACCTGTCATTTTATTCCTATGTATTTCACATATCTTTGTTTAAAATGAGAAAAGGTGTAAAATATAATTATAACAACTTAAACATTTATAATTATAAATAGTAGTTATGGGTGAGTCTAATTATTGTAACAATTGCGGAAAACAAGGGCATTTATATCATCAATGTAAATATCCAATCACTAGTTTCGGAGTCATTGCGTTTCGTTATGAAGAAGGAGAATTACAATATTTAATGATTTGTAGAAAAAATACATTAGGATATATAGATTTTATGAGAGGAAAGTATTCAATTAACAACAAGTCATATATAATAAATATGATAAAACAAATGACAAATGCAGAAAAACATGATTTAAAAACCAAAGAGTTTAATGTATTGTGGAAACAAATATGGGGAGAACCACCTACATCAACCCAATATAAAAATGAAGAAGGCATCTCACAAGAAAAGTTTAATATTTTAAAATTGGGGGTTTTTATAAAAAATAAGTTTTACACGTTAGATAATTTAATTGATGAAAGTAATCAATATGATAATTGGGAAGAACCCGAATGGGGATTTCCAAAAGGACGTCGTAATTATCAAGAAAAAGATTACGACTGTGCTTTACGCGAGTTTAGTGAAGAAACCGGATATAAAACACACGTTTTACATAGTGTTCGCAATTGTTTTCCTTTTGAAGAAAACTTTACTGGATCCAATTATAAATCATATAAACATATTTACTACTTAATGTATATGAATTATAATGATAGTTTAATATCAGTTAATTATGAAGCGTTTGAAGTTAGCAAACTTACATGGAAACCATACGATAAATGTATGAACCTAATACGTGATTACAATTTAGAAAAGAAAAAAATATTAACAAATATTAATAATTCATTAATGCTACATCATTTATATAATGCTACATCATTTATATAATTCACATATTGAATTATAGCAATAATATACATACAATACAACAATAATAATTGATATCTTATTTAGGAAAAATATAAAACATAAATCATATTCTTAAACCAACTATAAATAACCTTTTAATCAAACTATGAATTGTTAATAACTTGCGAAGATATTATGAATATTTATAATTATGAATTAAATAACTATAATAAATTGTTAAATCTCATAATTAATTCATAATTACCTAGTTTATATAATACAATTTACTGTATATTTAGATTTATTTTAAATATACATCTAAAAGTAGCATTATATTGTTGAATGTTCTAAAGTATTTATGTATAATTATATATATTGAAATTATATAATTATAATTTTTATTATGTCTAAAAAAAATAACGACATAAAACGACGAAGATGTCCCAAAGGAACACGAAAAAATCCAATTACTAACATTTGCGAACCAATCACTGATAAAACTACACAACCTAATAAACCGCCACCACCGTTCGAAACAAACCCATCCGTTTTTAATGATGTTCCAGAAGTTGTTTTTACGAATCAATCCAAATCCAAATCAAAATCGCCATCTACACCTAAAACGTATTTATTTAAAAAAAAACGAACCAGATGTCCTAAAGGAACTCGGAAAAATCCAATTACTAACACGTGTGAACCAATGACTGATAAAACTACACAACTTAATATACCACCACCACCGTTCGAAACAAACTCACCGGTTTTTAATGATGTTCCAGAAGTTGTTTTTACGAATCAATCCAAATCAAAATCCAAATCAAAATCGCCATCTGCACCTAAAACGTATTTATTTAA